AAAGTATATGTGAATGGTGTTCTTCGACATACAGGTAACATCAATTGGAGTGCTACAGGTGGTTCAACTGGTGGTATCTATTTTGGAGCTCGTAATCTAACTGATGATTATAATAACGGATGGGCTTGTGGACTTGATGAAGTAGCTATTTATAATACAGCAAAAGATGCCGATTTCATTGAAAGTGTATATAGTGGTGGTACTGATTATGACCATACAAATAAAAGTGGTCTTGTAGGATATTGGAGATTTAATGAGGGTAGTGGAACTACTGTTACGGATCATTCAGGAAATGGTAATCACGGAACTTTTGGTACAATTTCTGGAGATACTACAGCGTTTCCAACTTGGTCAACAGATAAACCATAAACAGAGGAATAATTATGGCAAGTTATAGTAAAGAAGCAGAACGACAAAATAAAGTTTTAGGTGACCTTTTAGCGGGTAGAGAACCTGAAAAACGAATAATGGTCGGATACGATAGTGGAAATGAACCACTAAAACAAGGTGATAAAATAGACAGACTTTCAGACATTATGAAAGAAGTAAGGATGCCTTACTTTTGTCCATCTTGTAAAAAGGTAATGAAGAAAAGACTTGATGATAAGTTTTGGAGATTAATGGGACATTGTTTTGATTGTCAAATTAAAATAGAAAATAAACTTCGTGTTGAGGGTAAGTGGGAAGAATATGAAAAGAAAAAAATATTAGAAAATAAAAAGGCATATTTAAAAGATTTAAAACAAAGTATTGATGAGTTCGAAACTTCAGGAGGTAAGGCTACGTTTTTTAATGAAGTTGGAGTTGATGAGAAAAGTGTGGAAAAAGAGGAATGGTCAATGGGACAAGAAAATTTTGATAAACTTGTCTCTGAGGCTAGAGAATATATAGAAAAACTTGAATCGGAGTTAGAGAATGAAATTATCGAATAAAAGAAAACTAATACTACCTGAGGATATTATATTTGAATTAATGGATATGACTGCAACTCTTGGAGAAGTTGCAGAAGAGTATCATCGTAAGATTGGAAACGATGAGGAAATTGAAAACGTTTTAGAAGTTTATCATAGAATCATAGATAAGTTAATGAATTTAAATGAATATGAATCGATTGATGAAAATGGTAAAAAAACAGTTAATCTTGAAGAACTTGTTCATGGAGCAGGGCTTTCATTTTTAGGAGAAAGTTAAATGAAAAAAGTGTGGAAAGTATTATTAGGTATTATTGGTGGTCTTTTAGCCATTTTAGGACTTGGTGCAAAAGCCTCTGGTAAGAAGAAAGAAGAAATCAAAAAACTTGATGATGCAATCAAACAAAAAGACAAAGAAGTTAAACAAACTGAGAAAAAGGTTAAAGAACTTGAGTCAAAAAAACGAGTAAACAAAAAACAAGTGGAAAGACTGAAAAAAGAAGTTAAATCTACAAAGGCAGAAATAAAAAAGGCTCAAAAGGCAGTTGAAATTGATGACGTAGATGAGGCTGTAAACTTTTTAAAGAAGTTTTCCAAATAAACTGATATATATGTATATATGAAGAATTTAATTAAAATATTATTATTCACAGGAATAGTTTTTTCACAAGAAAAGACGTATACTTTTACTGAATCTGAAATTTTGGGCTTTACCAAACAGATTACTGATTTACAGGTAAAAGATAGTTTAAACACTAAAACTATTAAAGACTTGGAATCGATTATCAAATTGTTGGAACAAAATGCACAAACAGATTCACTAATAATTACGAATAAAGACCTTTCGATTGATGTATTGAAAGAACGTTCAGAAATATTAGAGAAAAAAGTAAAACTTGTGAAACCAAGCTGGTATGAAAATAAGTGGTTGTACTTTACATATGGAGTAATTATGACCGCAACGTCTGTAAACCTTGCTGGTCAAATTGTAAAGTAATGTCTAATAATACAACACCATTAAAAGATGTAATCAAAACTGAATATGTGAAGTGTGCAAAAGATCCTGCATATTTTATGAAAAAGTATTGTATGATTCAACATCCAATTAAAGGTAAAATACCATTTAGTCTATATGATTTCCAAGAATCTACTGTAAATGAATTTCAAGATAATCGTTTTAATATAATATTAAAGGCAAGACAACTTGGTATATCGACTGTTACTGCTGGATATAGTTTGTGGATGATGACATTCTATCAAGATAAAAATGTTCTTGTGATTGCCACAAAACAAGATGTTGCAAAGAATTTAGTAACAAAAATTCGTGTTATGCATGCAAACTTACCGAGTTGGTTGAAACAACGATGTGTTGAGGATAATAAGTTGAATCTTCGGTATGTTAATGGTTCTCAAGTTAAGGCAGTATCATCAGGACCAGAAGCAGCTCGTTCAGAAGCTCTATCATTGTTGATATTGGATGAGGCAGCATTCATCGATAAGATTGATGAGATTTGGACTGCAGCTCAACAAACATTAACGACTGGTGGTAGTTGTATTGCACTTTCTACACCAAATGGTGTTGGTAATTGGTTTCACAAAACTTGGGTAGAGGCCGAAGAAGGACGAGGATTATTTAACTTTATCAAACTTCATTGGACGGTTCATCCTGAAAGAGATCAAACTTGGAGAGATGAACAAGATAACTTATTGGGTATACAGAGTGCAGCACAAGAATGTGATTGTGACTTTATCACTTCTGGTACTTCAGTAATTGATTCAAGAATTTTAGAAGAATGTAAAACCAAGACGGTTAAGGATCCTGTAGAAAAACGAGGAGCGGACAGTAACTTGTGGATTTGGGAACCACCAAACTATACTAAAAATTATGTGGTATGTGCTGATGTTGGACGTGGTGACTCAGCAGACTATTCTGCATTCCATGTTATTGACGTAGAAAAAGTAGAACAAGTTGCAGAATATAAAGGTAGAATACCTACAAAAGATTTTGGTAATATGTTAGTGAGTATTTCAACGGAATATAATGATGCTTTACTAATTATAGAAAACAATAATATTGGTTGGGCAACCATCCAACAAGTGATAGATAGGGATTACCCTAATCTATTTTATACGAGTAAAGATTTACAATATGTAGATGTTCAACATCAATTAAACAATCGGTATAGGTCTCAAGAAAAAAATATGGTGGCTGGTTTTAGTACCACCGCTAGAACAAGACCTTTGATTATTGCAAAGTTAGAGGAATACTTTAGAGATAATTCTGTATTGGTTCGTAGTAATCGATTGATTGATGAACTCTTTACTTTTATTTATTTAAATAACAGAGCAGAAGCGATGCGAGGATACAATGATGATCTCGTAATGTCTTTTGCTATTGGACTTTGGGTTCGTGATACCGCATTGAGGTTACGAACAGAGGGAATCGAGTTGACAAAAAAAACTCTTGATAGGATGATGGATGTTGATGGTGTTTATAAACCTGAAGAAAATAAATCTGATTATTGGGATATGGAAGTTAACAAACAAAGAGAGTCCTTAGAGTGGCTCTTATAAGTGAGGTAAAAAATGGCTGATAAAACATTATTTGGTCGGTTAAGACGATTATTTAGTACTAACGTTATAGTAAGAAACGTTGGTGGTAAAAAATTAAAGATTGCCGATACAGATAAATTACAACATGGTGTGAGAAGTCACCTTGTGGATAGATATTCAAAAATGCATAGTGGGTTGGACTTAATAAGTTCAGGATATTCTACTGTACATCAAGTTATGGCTGCAAGACTTGGATTATTCAAGGATTACGAGACAATGGATTCTGATTCTATCATATCAAGTGCTCTTGACATTTATTCAGATGAGTCCACTATGAAAAATCCATACGGACAAGTTTTGGAAATTCAAAGTGATAACGATAACATCAAATCAATATTACATAATTTATTTTATGATATTATGAATATTGAATTCAATCTCTGGCCTTGGGTAAGGAATTTAACTAAGTATGGTGATTTCTTTTTACACTTAGATATAAGTGATAAGTATGGAATTACAAACGTTATACCTCTTTCTCCATATGAAGTCATTCGAGCTGAGGGAGAAGATCCTGAAAATCCATACTATACTAAATTTTATTTAGAAACGATGGAATCAACACATCCATACTTACATAAGGCTCAATCTGGTGTAGGTAAAGTTGAGTTTGAAAACTTTCAAATTGCACATTTTAGATTATCGAGTGATAGTAATCTTTTACCTTATGGTAAATCAATGTTAGAGGGAGCTAGAAAAGTTTGGAAACAAGTTACCTTGATGGAAGACGCTATGTTAATACATCGTGTAATGAGAGCACCAGAAAAGAGAGTGTTTAAAGTTGATATTGGAAACATACCACCAAACGAAGTTGATAATTATATGCAAAGAATCATCAACAAGATGAAGAAGACACCATTCATTGATGATAAAACAGGTGACTATAACTTGAAGTTCAACATACAGAACTTAACAGAAGATTTCTTTATGCCAGTTCGAGGTGGAGATAGTGGAACGTCAGTTGAGTCATTACCAGGAATGCAATATGAAACTACAGATGACTTAGAGTATTTAAAAAATAGATTGTTGGCAGCACTTCGTGTCCCAAAGGCATTTCTTGGATATGAAGAATCACTTGGTAGTAAAGCAACATTGGCAGCTGAAGATGTTAGATTTGCTCGTACAATTGAAAGAATACAGAGAATTATAACAAGTGAATTAACAAAGATTGCAGTTGTTCATTTATATTCACAAGGATTTACTGATGAAGAGTTGGTCAATTTTGAATTAAATCTAACTAACCCATCTACAATCTATGAACAAGAGAAGATTGAATTGTGGAGTAATAAGGTTAATTTAGCTCGTGATGTAAAAGATAATACTTTAATGTCTGCAGATTGGATTTATAAAAATGTATTTAATTTTACAGACGACCAAGTTCAAGATATTGAAAACGGAATAGTAAAAGACCAAAAACAAAAGTTTAGATATTCTCAGATTGAACAAGAGGGTAATGATCCTGTTAAGAGTGGAGATGCAGTTGGTACACCAAGTGATTTGGCAGCAATTGGTACTTCTGGTGATGAGGGAGCTCCTGATGCACCAGATGCAGTTGGTTCTATATTCGACCAAGAGAATATGGGAAGACCTAAAGAAGTACCAAGTTATTCCAAAGATGGAAGTGCTAGAGGTAGAGATCCTTTAGGTAAGGTTAGACCACAACTAGCATTGTCTCACTATGATTCTTTGAAACAATCAGGATTAAAGTCTAATTCTGTCAAGGAAATACTTAAAGAAACAAATGAATCAGAAGAAATATCAAATGAATATGATGAATTTGTTAAAAAAGATTAACATAATAAATGTATAATTATTTGAAGTTTTTATATTTATATATGTACGAAAAATATACAGATTAATGGAGCGATTGATGTCCTATAATAAAAAGCATAACAAAATAAAGAATACGGGTATTCTTTTTGAATTACTTACTCGACAAATCACGGTAGATGTGTTGAATAACGAAAAAGACAGTTCTTCTATAAAAATTTTAAAAGAATTTTTCAATGCAAACACAGAATTGGGTAAGGAAAATGAACTTTATAAAATTTTGACAGAAAAGAAATATAAAAGTGCTAAACACTCAGAGATATTGATTGAAGCTGTCATTAAAAATCGCAGAAAATTATCAAATCGTAGACTAAGAAATGAAAAATATAATTTAATCAAAGAAATTAAACGTAGTTACGATACAAAAGATTTTTTCAATACTAAATTACCAAACTATAAAGTCTTGGCATCAATTTATAATATATTTGAAGGTGAATCTGCACGTGAAAGTTACGGGCCAGTAATTGAGACTGATAGTAAAGTAGTTGTAATGGAAAATATCACAAATCAATCGTCAAACAAGTCAAAAAATCTATCAGAAAAGTCTTACAAATCATACGAAACACAAGAGGAAGACATTAGACTTTTGACATATCAACTATTAGTTGATAAATTCAATAAAAAATATAGTAATCTAAATGAATCACAAAGAAATTTGTTAAGAGAATACATTAACAATTTATCAAACACTAATTCTTTGAGAGAATTCATAGATGCTGAAGTTATTAAAGTTAGAAAAGTTTTATCACAACACTTAAATAGAGTGGATGATAAAATAACAAAAATTAAGTTGACCGAAGCAATTGCTCATACAGATAATGCTACAGGTGGAAAACGTGTAAAAGATTCTCACGTTGTATCTTTAATGAGATATTATGAATTAGTTAAGGAATTAAAAAATGTCCACGAAGATAAGTAAAAAAACTTTTAAAGAGTTATTACGAAAACTCATCCAACGTGAAATAGAGGAAGTATCAACCACTGCTAATGTACCTGGATATGAGACACCAAATGCATTTAGTGGTAAAGGTAAAGATAGAAGAGATTCTGTTGCAAGTGGTAGTGGATATGAAAAGATAGATGAGGCAGATGACCACGAAGGAAAGATGGCAAAGGCTCAGTTAGAAAGAAGTATGGAATATGCTGGGATGATTTACAAAATGATTGGTAATGTTGATACTGATGGTGATGGTGAAGTTAATTTTCCATCATGGGTACAATCATATTTGACAAAATCTCAAGATTATTTACAAAGTGTATATAATTACTTAGATGGTAAAGATGGATTAGATGATAAATTTCAAAAAGAAGAATCCGTAAATGAAGCTTTACCCAATAGGGTTTGGATGGATCTTCGAAAAAAATATAGTACGAATGAATTAAAAAGATTTTTTAAAGAGGGACTACCAACTAAAACAACTGATAAATTTAAAAAATTAAAAGATGAACCAGAAACAGATGCCGGAAAAGATTTCGGAATTCATCATAAAGGTTCAATGGGAGCTGATAAAATGGGAAGACTGGCAGAACCCGACACTTATGATTGGGATGATGATGATAAAGAAATAGGTGGATATCAAAAAGAAAAAGACAAAAAGAAAAAAGGTTATGAGCCAGTAAAAGAAGATGCTAAAGACGTAGCTAGAGCAAAAAAAATTACACGTGATTTAGAAAAAATTGAAGGTAAATATCGTAAATCCATGTATGATTTATCCGATAGATTACAGGCAGATCCTAAAAATCACAAGTTACAAGATGAATTAGTAAAATCATATACAAAGAATGTAACATCTTTTATGAGAGATATGATTAAAATAACTAAAAGGATGAAATAATGAGAGAACTTATAGTTGATTATATTCCATTTGAAGTATCACCTCAACAAATAAATGAGGCCATGAAAGAAAACAATGGTAAGTTGGTAGTTAAAGGTGTATTACAAAGAGCGGATGCAAAAAATCAAAATGGAAGAGTATATCCAAAAGATATTTTACATCGAGAGGCAAAAAGTTATGATGAAAACTTTATAAAACAATCTCGTGCTATGGGTGAACTTGACCATCCTGATAGTTCAGTTGTGAACTTACAGAATGTATCACACAACGTTACAGAAATGCATTTTGAGGGTGATAATCTATTAGGAACAGTTGAAATCCTAACTACACCAAGTGGTAACATTTTAAGAGAATTATTCAAGAATGGTATCAAATTAGGTATCAGTTCTCGTGGTATGGGTTCAGTAGAAACTGTAAATGAAGATGATGGTGGACAGGCAATGAAAGTTGGAGATGATTTTGAACTTATAGCGTTTGATTTTGTATCAAATCCATCTACACACGGAGCTTTTATGCATCCACTACAAGAAAGTGTTGATAAGTCTCAAACACAAGGTAGAACTTGTGGTACGTATTGTAAGGCAGAAGATATAATTAACAAAATCATACGAGGAGAGTAAATTGCCTTCACGTTCTAAAGCCCAACAAAGATTTATGGGTATGGTTCATGCTCTTAAAAAAGGAGAAATGAAACCAAGTGATGCCTCACCCGAAGTTAAGAAAGCTGCAGATTCTATGACGAAAAAATCCACAAAAAAGTACGCTTCAACTAAACATAAGGGTAAACCAGAACGTGTTTCAAAGGAAGTGGTTAAAAAACTCGGTGAAATGATTAAACAAGAGGTCGCCAAACGAGATTATAAGGCAGAATATAAAAAATTTCAATCATCTACAAAGATGAAAAAGTATAGGGCAGAATTAAATAAGTATAATAGACAAAAAGGTACTTATGGTAATGGTGATGGTAAAGATGCATCACATAAGGGAGGAAAAATCGTGGGATTTGAAGCACAATCTAAAAATAGAGGAAGGGCTGAAAAGAGTCGATTAAAAAAAGAGAATATGGGTAAGCGTTGTACTGTAAAAGAAGTATCAAAGTGGTTAAAAACACTTGAAGAATTTAGATATAGAAAAGTTCGTAATGTTGATGCACGAAGAGTTGCAGCATTTGTAAATAATGGAATGAATGAAGAGGAATTGCCTACAAGTCTACAAAAGAAGTGGGAACACAAAAAATATGGTAGAGAAAAACATTTGGCAAACAAATATATTGAAACCGTATTAAATGTATCTTTGAAAGAATCCGTAGATGAAAGAAAAAATCCAAAAAGAGAAAGGGCTAAAAAAAGTTTTATAAAAAATTTACAAAAAACAGAAAAAACCATTAGAAGAGTTAAACGATTTGCAAAATCAAATGAATGGGGTGCAATTAGTAGTTTTATTGAAGATGACCTTGTATATGATATGACTGCTTTAAAAAATGACATTGACACTATTATATCATTACCTATTGATGAATCCGTAAATGAAGGAAAGAAAAGATACTACCAACAAGATAGAGTTGGTTCAGCAAAATATACAATCTCTTATC